AGGTGTTATTACCACCTGTACCATCATTATAATCTGCGTATCCATAAGGAGCAATCCACTTAGTATTATGAACCTTGAATACTCTAGATGCTTCTACACCACAGCCATCAATACCGAGACACCAGAGACAAACTCTACGAGTAAAATATTGATAGAACTGCTGATGCTTTGTGTTTGAGAAAGTAAGTGCACTAGTTACATTACTAAGAACACTATTGGATGCACCAGTATAGAAACCAAGACTAGAACCAGCTGCAGCAATATTCTCTACACCGATTGGAGTATTAGTACCAGATACAAATCTAAATGGTTTACCAGCTGCAGCAAATGCCTGGTCATAACTTGGAATATTAGATAAGAAGTCATTATCAGCTTCACACATAAAGCTATCGTAATCAAAGTCCTTAATTGCATTAAATTCGGAACCAGATACAATTACTTTATTACTACCTCTGAATAATACCTTACCGCTATCAAGTTCTTTAAGAATAATACTGGTTCCTTTTACACCAGCGGTTTCTTTGATATCATTACCTTTGTCAAAGATAGTTAATTTTTTATTATCCATAGTATACCTCCTAATTATGGGAATAAATAGTTTCCGTTAGAATCTTGAGTGACTTCACCAGTATACTCAACTGTATTAATTTCAATCTTTTCACTAACTCCAACCGCATCTCTATAGTTAAGATTAGAGTTAAAGACTGGATAATCAAATCTATGACCATAAATCTTCTCACCGAATCCAAATGTAACCCAATATGGTTCAAAGTTTACTACTTCAAAGTCAACCTTCTCTCCAATTTTAATTGGGTCTCTGTATTCAGTATAATTATGGAAGTATTTATATTCTTTAGGTCTAACCTTTTCTAATAGATTATCAAATGTAGTATTATAATACATATCATCTAGAATCTGTACATGATTATTATAAGGGTCATCTAATACATAAGTAACCGCAGTATCAAGAATCTGTGTTTTCCAAGATTTGAAGAAGATTACCATCTTCATAATATAGTTCTGGATGTTTTGAATATTAGCAGTAGGAATAAGATTAAAGATATATCTCCACTCATTTCTATCAAAGTATTTTTCTAGTGCTATTACAATCATTTCACATAGGGTTTCGATTCTTATACGTTTCTCATCACTAGGTACATAGGCTTGTTTCACTGGGTCATACACATTATTATAGTTATACTTAATATCAATAAGATGATTATATAACTCTATATTTCTATACTGCATATACTCGTAATAATCAGATGCAATTTTCCACTCAATATCTACAGTAAGTTCAATAGGTTCAAGATAATCTGGGTGTGTAATAATAACAGTTACAGAACCGTTTTCATTCTTAGTAACGTTTATATTACCTTCTACACCATTTTCTACAAATATTGTATCTCCTTCAATTACATCAATCATTGTAATAGGACTAGCTTCTGAATCGACTGTAATAGGAATAAGAATTCTAGGATTCTTTATATTTTGTAGCATATAATAATGCTGCTCAGCCATTACAAAGTTCTTATCCTGTTCTTCATATATATTATCAGGGAACATAAATCCACGAGGGAATTCTTCTGGTAAGTCATTTGATACATAATATTCTTTTTTATGTTCTCTTATAAGCTTAGATTCAATATACTCACACTCTACTATATCAGTACCATCTTCGCTTATATAACTACAGTCGGTAAAGTCTGTATTATGAGAGAAATAATATTTCTTTGTAGCACCAGTAGCACTATCTACTAATTCATATACAGGAAAACCTTCATTATCTTTAATATAATAGGTTCTATCTATGATATAGTAAGTAGAATTCTCATCATTATTATCTGTATATATAGCAGAACCATTAGTATTTATGAGTTTATAGAAGTCATGATTCATCTTGGTTTCCATATACGAATCATATACTACTTTATAAATATCATACATACGTTTAGATTGAGCTGTTCTCATCATATAAGTTAAATGGTTATATAGATTAGTGTTAGAATAATATATCTTCTTTAGCATTTCAAATCTTTCCAAATCAGATACATCTGCATCCATTACTCTAAGAATATCTGTAGATAACCATAAACCATGAGAGTTGTTATCATCATTTGGATACTGAGTAGGTTTCCAAGATATATCAAATGTAGAAAATTCTCCAGTACTCCAATCATATTTAACAGCATTACATAGATTGTAATTCCATATATCAGAAGCACCAAAGTCTAAATCAAACTTTGCTGTTGTAATACAATCATCAGCACACTGTTCATAACGACCGCTTAAAAATGCACCGATTCTTACATCATTAGGTGTATTATCATCATTCTTTAGTAAACGTTTATTGGTAGGTTCACCAGTGCTAGAATCATATATAGGAAAACCTAAATATGATTTGACATCTTTACCACCAAAGTCATATATGATAAAATCTTCATATAATTCAGTTTTCCATCCCTGTTGTAGTGGGTTCATACCATAACCATTTTCTACAGTATGTTCCTCACCAAATTCATTTGTATAAGTATATGTTTTTACAGGGTCATTTAGATAGTTATTATAGATATGGTGTTGATTTTCAAGATAGTTATAAATATCATTCCAGTCATTATCAAAATTGAATCCGTTGATATACATATTCTTTTCCATATCAGATGCAATGTTATCTGGTTCTACACCTTGATATAGATAATTCAATGCTATAGCAAAAGTAAGTATATCATTCAGTCTTGCTCTACCAGAAGATACTAGCTCTTGGTCTACATCTAATATTAATGCTTCTTCATCTCTATGCTTATCATATAGCATATTCATAAAGTAGCATATCTGATATGACATCTTAGTTAAATCTATAGATGCTTCTACACCTATATATTTGGTACGTTCAATAGTGAAGTCTTTACTAAGGATTTCTTGTTTCTTAGATTGATGAAGCTTTTCACGTTCAGCTTCTGTAAGAATATCAAACGTAGATACACCATCCCAGAACGGGTCTGCTAACGTAATCATATCATAATTACGACGCATATCATAACGTTCTAGCATTTTATATGCATTAGGGTCTAAGATTGGTACTTTAAGAAAACATAAGTCATAGTTCTTTCTATAGAACTCTTGACCCACCATGTCTTTAGTAATAATCTCGTATATATACGAAGATGTATAGATAGGAATATTATCATGACCTATTGTAGTTACCTTATCGCCAATTTCAAATTCACTAATACCTTTACCTAACTGTGCTACGACATAGTTTAAATCCATCCATCCAATATATTGTGGTGTAGGATTATTAACCTCATCTATTTCATAATCTGTAAAGATGCCCTCTATATAACTTCTTACAGCGATTAGATAAGTTTCTCTAAATAACTTAGTCCACTTATCATAGTTATCAGGATATAATTGAGGAATAATAGTAAAGCTATTATTGTTTTGGAATATATATGCTTGTATATGATTATCTACATCCTCATATATTTCAGTATCTTCAAGTTTATAATCAAAGTATGTCATATAAGGAATACTATGATTTAGTATAAATCTATCAGAACTGTTTTCTCTATAATCTTCTAATGTATCATATCCAGAATTTTTTAATACATTATGATTAGTAACATATGCGTCAGTAATTAAAGTATCTGTTTGATAAAAATACTGTTCAAGTTCAGCATCTGTCATAGTATTAAAATTCTCACTCTCAAGTATACTAGCATCGAACACGCCTAATATACCATATAACTCATACTTAATTCTACGATAATTATAAGAGTTTAAAGCAAAGTTATCTGTAATAATACATAGATTATCAAAATACTTTTTGATTCGTTCAGCAATAGCCTCTCCAAATCCAGTAAGATAATCATTTCTCTTTCTTAGATATTTAGAGCCTTGTGTATCAGTATTATATTCTGTTATATTGAACCAGTTAACTGTCTCATTTCGCATAAAAGTATCAATGAAACTGTTGACAGGTTGTAATACTGTAACAGAAGCAAGAGGTCTAGCAATCATAGATGCTACTACTTGTTCTTCTGTTAGTTTACGATTTTCAGTTTCATCTTCTTTTTCTTCATCAATCAACTCGTAGTTATATACACATTGTTGAATGAATTCTGGTTCATCTACATTATACTTTACGTTTGTTAGTGGTACTTTGTTATTAGATATATCAGATTTAGGACCAATCCAATAATCTCTTTCTGTACCATATTTAGGATTTACATCATCTTCTGTATAAAAGAAGAAGTTATCTCTATGAAGCTTTTTAGTCTTCATAAGATAATATGTGTATACAGTAATAGTATCATCATCAAACAGTTCAAGAATATCAATAATGTTTCTATGAGAAGATTTATACTTTAATAAAGTATTAACGTTCTTGATAATACGAATCTGATACTTTACTGGAATTTCTTTATAATATGCAATACCATAAGATTCAAATAGATATCTGATAGTTCTAGAGTCAAATACATCTTTGTTAATGATGTATTCTTGTACTTCAGAAATCATATCTACCATTGTTTGAATGATAATAAGAATCTCAATAAATGCATCATAATGATATGACATAAAACGATAAGCTTCGGAGTATACAGTAGCCATAGTATATCTACGGTTTCTATCAAATACTCTCTTAAACTTATTCTCTATGATATCAAATGTATTTAATGAAGGAATCCATAAAAGAGAGAAGTTTACTGCTTTACGTGCGGTATAATAATCTACCCTCTTATCTCCTAAATGATAGATATATTGATAATGAGGGTCTTCTCCATACTCAGATAGAATCTGTTTCATAATACCACACGATTCAATCATAGACAATTCTTCTAATGAAAGTTCATGTAGATATCTTCCAGTCAAATCTAATACATTAGATACATCTTCTGGAAGTGTATACTGACTCATATCTATAAAATATCTTTTATAAAGTTCTGGAATTACCCAAGCATTACCGATATCTTCATATATTTCATCACCATATCCAGTAGCATCAAGATATGCTTTTTCATCGTTAAGAGTATACATTGGCGGTAATCCGTATAGCATTCTGTAATAACTATTCCACTCAAAGTATTTCTCTTCCCAATAAGCACCTTTTTTCTGTTCATTCCAATCACCTTCTTTGAAAGTGATGTAATCTGTAGCATGTTTTGCAGAACGTACGTCTTCATAATGAAGAGCTTGGTTTTCATTTTTTACTACTGCATTCATACCAAGTATCTTGACGCACTGTACAATGATATCTATATACGGGTTATCAGTATACTTCATATCGAATTCATAGTTATACTTCATTCATATCCTCCTTTCTACAGTATTTTAATACTTAGAGAGGTTTATTCTTATTATGCTCAATAACAAAGTTAGTTACTTTGAAATATACACGCTTTGCAATGATATCATAAATAGCCTCTTCTTTATAATACAATGATAATTGTTTAAGCATTACAGGAGATATTCTTTCACTTACAAGAGAACAGATATCTTTACTAATCTGAATCTCTTCTTCCTCTTTAATATACCAATCTGTCTTATATATTAAATTCATTAAAGAGTATTCTTGGAAACAGCTCTCGATTACTGTATCTAAACGAGTTTCGATATCATCTGTTACATTCAAATGAGTATCAATATCATATTGTTTCTGTTCAAGTTCTGCATATTTAAACTCAAGCCATTTCTTAAATGACCTGAATAAGTTAATCTCAAAAACCAGTACCAGGATTAGGGTTATTCCAATAATGATAAGGGTTTGGAGATTCAGTTGTGTAGATAGCACTTCCATAATTCCTTTCACTCCAATTCTTAATTTCATTTGCTAGGGTGAGCAATTCATTATCATTAGACTCCTTCTCTTTAAGAGCAAGTCTAATATAATATAACAGTTTATTACAAATCTCTGGTGTAATACCATTATAGTAATTTCTAATCAGTTCAGTCCACTTACCAAATACTTGATTAGGATGTACATAGAATAACTCATCATCATGATATAACTGATGTACAGTTTTAGACATCATAATGATTGGTACTCTATTATGTTTATGCTCTTCTCTTAAAGCACCTACAATATGGAAAGTAGATACTTGACCATATGTATTAATATAGTGCTCACAAATCATAAGAGCTACATCAAATAATGTAAGAATAACATGGTTCATTTCAAGCTCTGCCATATCAGAACTTACATTGTGTAAATAAGCACAATGGTCTAAACCAAGCTCCATTAAATGAGCCTTATACGCTTTATAGAATCTACCATTATGTCTGAATTGAGTAATAGCATTCTTAATGAATCTACCATAACTATCAATATCAGAAAGTGTTTCTTTAGTTTGCATTAAAGATACTTCGTAAACAGAAGATGGACTTCTCAGTGTAGGATTTCCGTTGTTTAAATACATAGTAATATCAGGGAAATCGTTTCCATTAAGGATTACTTTATCCTGTTCCATACAATTACCTCCTAACATTATTAAGTCATTACTAAATAGTTCTCCGAGTCAAAGAATAAGAACAGGGACTTTTACGTCCCTGTTCTTTTTATATTACTTAATATCAGATATATCTATCCAACCAGTTACATAATTATTAATCGGCGTTCTTCCTACATTTTCTTTTTTGTTAGTAATACGAATTCTTCCTTTAATTACTTCATCGCTGTATATATAGTAAGTACCAGTTTTCTTAGAAGAATATCTGGAAGCACCTGCAGAAGCATAAAGAGGTGTGTTGTTAAGTTTTACTTCTTTACCAGCAGTAATAACAGTATCTTCCTTCTTAGTTTCTACAACTGGAGTAGGTTTAGGAGCAGCCTCTGTTTTAGTAGCTGTTACAGATGCAGCATCTATCCAACCAGTTACATTACTCATACCTTTGCCTACTCTATCAGCAGAGTTAGTAATACGAATTCTTCCACTTATTACTTGACCATCATATACATAATAATCACCAGATAGTTTTCTAGCTACATTAGATGTAGTAGAAGAAGCATATAGATTTGTATTATTAAGATTAATCTTAGCTCCAGCAACAAGTGATGTTACACTTGTATCAATCTTAGGAGTTTCTGCAACTGGCTCTGGTGTACTACCATATACATCTTCCTTAGAAAGGCCATAATAAGAGTAGAAGTCCTTAGTAACAGTATTATTAGAAACAACCTCATTACCAAGCCATCTATGACCCTGTCTTACGTCAAGATGGATTGCTGTATATGTCTTATTGATATTTGCAATACCACCGAATATACCTTCCATATCTTGAGCAGCACAGGAAATCTTCTTAGTAGAAATAACGGCTTTATTCTTATCATAGAATACTACGTCTGCAGCATCACCGACAGAGTGTTTACCAGCAAAACCATTCATATTAGTATCGTATTCAGGACAACGATATCCGCTGTTTACAATAATCATAGAACAGTTGAACTTCTCAAATAGCTTTTCAAGGCCAGCAACGAGTCTAGTATTAATTACAATGTCATGATGTTTACCACACTTACACTTGAACTCTTGTACATTAAAGTGTTTAGATAACTGGGTCTTATCACTATAAGCATAATGTTTCTGTTCATATGTTGTTGTAGAAGAATCAATAGGATAAGTTACATTTGTATGTTCTATTACTGGTGTAGGTGTTACAACTTCACCATTCTTAGTATAACCATTATAACCACCCTTTTGAATAATCTCTGGATAATTATCTACATAACAGTAGTTCATATCGAATTCACAAGAGATTCCATTAAGTCTTCCCTTAGAGGAATACTGCCACATCTTATGTCCAGTATAAGAAGTAGAAGAAGCATAATGTGCAAGCCAGATATCATATCTACCATCTTGCATATCACTGGGAATAAAGCTTCTAAACATAGAATAGTAAGAATACAGACCTACATAATAACCAGCATTCTTTACAGTATCCATGAAGTTAGTAATTACTGCTCTGGAGACAGACTTATTCTTCTGTCTTTCTGCTCCTGGAAATGCTTCATAGTCAAACATAACAGGATATTCAAACTTCTTACCTTTTACACAAGAAAGAAAAGCTTTAGCTTCTTGAACAGCTTCAGAACCAGATGTAGCATAAGATGCCCAGTAACAACCCTTTGGAATACCATACCTTTCACAAGCAGCATAATATTCTTCAAAGCGTTCATCCTTTTGAGAAGTAAGTTTACCATATCCAGCTCTGATAATAACAAAATCTACTTGTCCCTTGAGTTTGGAAAAGTTAATACTACCATTCCATTTAGAAATATCTACGCCTTTAAGCATACAAATACCTCCTTTAATATTTTAATATAATGTTAGAGAGACCCAGATGATGGGTCTCTCTTATATTATTCTTGAATTTGAATATACTGAATAACCTCTTCAAGTGCTTCTATACGTTTAATTAAACCAGCAATAGTATTATTATAATCCTGACTAGTTTCATCTTGTTCTGCATCAAAATATTCTTTTGTACAAAGAATACCATTGGAATTTATATACATACGCTTAGGATATATTTCTCCTCTTATAAGTTCATATGTATATTCAGACGGTTGTTCGCCAGTTTTACCAGTTCTATGTTCTATAGTTTGAAAGTCATCAGATTCAAATACTAGAACACCTCTATTATTTAAATTTCTATATTTATTATAGTTATCTGGATAATCATTATATCCGCAACCTTCATGGAATTCATATAATCCATGTTTATCATCAAATACAGCATTAGTAGCATGTTCTGGATGATATGGTGTAGTTCCATTAGCTATTGTCGTAGTTTCATTATTTTCAGCTATAGTTACATTACTATTTACATTCTGACCCATATCATTAATCCATTCATTTAATTCATGTTTAATATCTAGTAATGAACTAGACAATACATCTACTTTATTATTGTTATTTAAGGCTAACAATAAAGTATTCCATTCTATAAAATCAACACTGATTTCTCCTAGAGAACCATTGAATGGAATTAAAGATACAGAGTAAGGATTACCATCACTGATAGAGATACTATATACAGTCTTATCGCCAGTTTGTTCTACATTAACTTTAATTTCATCTCTAGAATTATAAATATCTGTAGCATCTGTATCATCTGACTTAAGAATAGTTATCTGGTTATAACCAAACATGTTCTTAGTATTTATATCTCTTTTAAAGAATAGAGAAGATGCGATACTGATTTCTGTATTGTTCTCATCCAAAAATTTATTGTTAATTGTATCAATTGCTTTTATCTTTAATATATTTTCTTTAGAGAATAAAGCTAAATTGTCAGTTGTGTTATTAATGAATGATTCTGGACTGTTGAATGCTTTGCCAACATCTCTATTACATATATACATATAGAAATCGTATAAAGAACTGTTCTCATAATATTCTTTTCTTATACCACAACCATTTACATACTTCATTACATACTTATTAAATTTGTCTGTAGTTTTAATAGACTTAATAAAGTTATTATAATAAGCAATGCTATCATATACAAGACTACCATTAATCTTTGTATTAGAAACATGAGGCACTATTCTATTTTCTGGTATAGCACGTTCATTTCCAACCACGTCTTTTAATTTAATTACTTGGTTAGAATATCTAGCACTAGGATGATAGATTTTATAATCATAATCAACTAATTGATAACTTCCTTTAGTTATTACAGAGCCACTATTATATCTAGCAGTGTAATTGATAAATCTATCATCACCAGATGGAATATATGGGTGTATTTTATATCTATCGACAACATACTTTATTATTCCACCAAAGTTACTATTATTTACATAACCATTGAATTCATTTACAGCTTCTTGTAATGTATGTTCTGTAACTTCTTGCTTATTTACTATAGTCATATTTACATAAGCATTTACAAAGAATGTACATAAATCATTCGGTACGTTATCACCACTAATTGTATTCATTTCAAATAAGAATACTGGCTTAGTAATATAATCGTAATCTTCTACAGTATTGACATTGAATGTTCCTGTTGGAGCAAAATGATATTTAATTCTATATACTTTATTATCATTATTATTTAAATAATAATAGTATTCAAAGTTACCTTTATAGGAATCAATATATTTAAAGTTAGATGTAGTAACTTCTTCGAATTCAAATATATTAGAATTCGGATTTATTCTATATAGCTTATGATTAGTACCATCTATAGTTATATAGTATTTGTTATCTGCACCAGCAGATATATAATCAGATGCAAATTCAATTTGTCTATCAATTATAAATGTTTGAGTAGCAATTTCTGCATTGTTATAACTCGGTGGTGTATTATCATAATATGGAGTATTTATAGTTAAAAGCTTTAGTTTACATACAGGTGTTAATAAATGATAATGACCATGTGGATAAGAAGGATGTTCATTATCTCCCTCGTTTTTATATTCAGCTAAGATACTATTAAGATGAGTATTATTATTTATTCTTTTACTAGCTCTACAATTATATTCAATAGTTTGTCCATTTGTCTGACAAGTTGTTTTTGAATTAATTGTAGAGTTAACTGTAAATGGATTAGTACTATTTAAATGAAGATTCAATAATTCATATGCAAGAATTCTATTATCTTCATCATACATATTATATATTGGAATTCTATCATCAAATATTGTTGTAGTTATATCGTGTATATTATCTGTCTTAGATTCAAATCCAGTATCAAATAACGTGCTTTCAAAATTTGATGGATACATTGTGACAACACAAATCAAGGAATGGTTATCATCATAAGAAGATTCGGCATCGTTATAAGCTGTTATACCATATCTACTGTTTCTATTATTTGGTAATATATTACAGTTAGCTTTCATAGTGTTTATATAGTTAATATCATTATTACCAAAGAATTCTATAAAGCGTTTAGCATACTTTAAATTAGTGTCTGTATTAACTTGAGCTATACAATCATTTGTACTTTTAAGTGTAATTCTATAATGATAATCTCTATCGCCAGAATTTAAATAAAATGATTCATATAAATACTGCATTGTTTTAGTAGCTGCTTTACCATCTCCATCAATACAAATATCTATATTTGTATTTTTAGGGCTATCAGTAACATTATGATGATATACGCCAAAACCATTTAGATTATCACTAGTCCAATATGTACTATCATAATTAGACATATCGTCTGAATAGATACTTACATTTTTACCACCACATGTAATAGAGCTATTTTTTATTGTAGATAATACAGCAAATCTATTTGTATCTTTTTTAATTGGATAAGCTACCAATGACTCTTCTAAACCTTCTATAGTTTTTCGATTATTAGGAGAGTCAACACCTATTACATAACAATATTCATCACGTTTATCTGAGTCTAAAGAATTATAAAGACGATTTATATATCCTTTACCAAATAAAGCTGAGTTAGTTAATTCATCATTTGATAGTGTAAATTCAGATATAAACTCATCACTTACTTGTCCTTCCATAGTATAATAAGTTGTAAACCAGTCTACAGTATCATATCCTTTAGGTACATTTTGTACATTTGTAGTAGGAATGATATAGTTTTGAATAGAAGTGTTTAGTTTATTTACATTTATAGTATTTACATTAGCTACTGGAATAGCATTATAAATTGTATTCTCTTCTATAGTTTTTGTAGTAGGGGTATGATATAATACATTATCATTACTATTACGAACTATAGAATACTTTCTTTTACTTGGTTCTTTTCCTTCATTATTAGATTCAAATATCTGAGCTTCCCCAAACACTTCAGTATCTATTGGATTCTCCATAGATTCTACTTCTTCATCTCCAGTAATATCAAATAATTTAATATTACCACCACCATCAGAATTACCTGTAATGAAATTTTCAAAATTAGTCTGAGAACAAAGATGAATAGATGGTGAGCCTATAGCATTATCATCATCAAAATCGATAATCACCATTACATAATCATTTTGTGTAAATACACTCGGCGATGCAGGATATGCTTTTTCATCACCAATATTATTATCAATAATTCTACCAGCAAAGTCATAAATATTCTCAGACTTTACTCTAAGAATTACTTCGCCTTCTGTATTTATAAGTAACCAGTCATCTCCAGCAAAATTATCACTACCGTCATGTTTATAAAATGGATATGATACAGCCGCTGTAAATAATTTAATTATCTTACCAGACAGTTTAACTGGATAACTTGTATCCATTTTAAGCATATTAACCATTTCAAATATATTATCATTTATAAAATGTTTTCCATAGATATGCTCTAAGTCCATACGTCTATTTAAAAAGTTTGTTGACATATACTGTTTCCTCCTTCTTTACAAGAATCTTTATATTAAAGTTCCACTATTAAGACAAAAAAGAAACGTGCTACAAAGAGCACGTTTTTCCTTATCTAGTAAACATCATTTCCATCAGAATCTTATGAAGCTCTAATAAGAATGCACAATTATAAGACTTGTCAATATATGGTAACAGAGTCAGCATTTCATCCTGAGTCAAATCTATAACACCATAACCCATATTCTTAAGTCTATAACATGATGAAGAATTAAATTCTCTATAGCATTCTGTAGGAAGTTCTCCGTTATCATACTTCTCTCTAATCTGACTAATCATAATCATTGCAGATTGAATATCTTGCTTTTGTACATTTCTCAAGATATCACATATAATAGATATGAAAGCTTCGTGAAGATATAACTTATCATCACTAATACCTTTAATCTGAATATCATAATTATCAGTTCTTTCATCCCAGAAGAAGTATATCTCTAATCCCATACAAATCAAGAACATTGAGTATGTTCCTCGAAGTGTAAAGTGAATATTACCGAAGTCTGTCACATTCAGTCTATTCATTACATAAAGTGCATCTTTCTTAATAGATACAATGTCATCTTCTTTGATATTGTTAGAGATTATTAGATTCTTTCTAGCTTCTTCAAATCCTCTACTAATAGCAGAAGAATACATAGGATTCTGCTGTAGTCTACCAATTGCAATTTGTCTTTGCATTCTATTCATCTGAGAATACATATTAAACTCTTGTGGAGAAATATATCCATACTGTAATAGTATGGATATATTAGCTTTAGAGATATCATATTCAAAGATTTCGTGAATAAGCCATTTTGCATTTATAGTATATAAGGTCTTCTTATATAACTCATTCATTATAATCACCTCTATTCTGGGTCAGATTCAAGTCCTCTACCTCCAAAATATTGAAGATAGTTTTCCATATGAGCATCAAACATTTGAATACCCATTGGTGAGAACTGTCCTTCTACAAAGTTTTCTGTATCATCTGGAGTATGAGCAACATTACAAGCATATCCATAAGTTTCCATAATATACTTAATCAATGTCTCAACTACATTTGATGCAGTCTCAGTAGAAAAGTCTACCAATATCCAAATGTTCTTACCGTTATAAGCTTCTCTCATTAGATTGATAAACTCTCTAAATGCTTCTGGTGTTGAAGCTAGATAGTTTACATACCACATGTCGAACTCATAACAATTTGTATTACCGTAATATTGATTATTACGATAAGGATTCAGATACATGAGTTGAGGAACACACTCAAACATTGTGTTGAAGTTTACTATAGAATTTATAACTACTCTACTCTTACAATATTTCAGTGCGTCTGGACTACCAAAGATAATCATAAAATCACCTCTTAGAATTGCTGGAATAAAGATGGTGCTTTATCCGAATAACCATAAGAATCAATAGCCATTTTATTACCAGCCATAGCTTCTGGTCTCATAGATTGATAAAACAATACCTCTGGATTCTGTTGAATACAAGCTGCATCATAAAACAGTAACCCAAGATTTCTATCTAAGAAGTTAATCAAAGACTGTGCAATAGGTTGCATATTTGTGTTATTCTGAAAATCAAA